CTTGTCATTCGCTTTACCGAAAGTCCACTGAGCATCCAAAGAACGCTGGCGCTTGCCCGGACGAGGCTGCCTTAATACGGCACCGTTATCACGTGCGGAATATTGCTCCCCATCGTAGGTACATTCTTTTTCTTGGTTGAAATCATCTAAATCGACAGCTGTCATTGCAGTTCTCTCGAATTATCGCCACCTGTTGCAGCCAACTGTCCCAGAAGTGTCCCACGGAGCATTTTGGAGGGGATGGCGGCGCGTAGTGAATACATTTCGAACCAACGCGCCTGATTGCCTACTCATAGTACAGCACAAAATCAACTACACAAGCAGCCGGATTATACAGCGCCTGGCGGCCTAACCGCGTGAGGAAGTCATGGGAATGTCCATCAGCGTGAAGAGCGATGTTAAGCAGCTGATGCGCCAGTTAGATTCCGTGCAGCGGCGTCAGATTCCATTCGCGGTTGCCGCTGCCCTGACACTTACGGCGAAGGAAGCGCAGAAGGAAATCCAGGCGGACATCCCGAACCGATTCCGCGTGACAAAGAAATGGTGGCTTCAGCAACAGCCGACCGGCATCAAAGTGCAACCGGCTACCAAGCAACGCTGGTGGGCTACCGTTTTCACCAATGCCTATTTTGCGCGGCTACAGGAGGCCGGTGGGACGAAAACGCCCTATAGGGGTAGTTCGATAGTCGCGCCGTCCTCAAACGTACGTGCGGCTACGCAGCGGCGATCTGGCGGGGCTAAGGAAGCGCGGAACAAGCCTGGGGTGTTTTTCGGTAAAACACGCACGGGCAAAACGGCGATGTATCAGAGAAAGAGCAAACGGCGGGTGGATCTGCTTTACGTGTTCATGCGGACGGCCAGGGTCAAAAAGCGGTTTGGATTCAAGCAGCAGGCCGAGGCTACGGTCAGGCGGGTATTTTCACGCATACTGAAGCAACGGCTAGACCAGGCCATTGCTACAGCAAGATGATTAGTATTCGTGGGTGAGCATGATGGTAAGCACGCGGGTGGTGACCTCGGGATTAGCGGGGTCTTCTGAACCGGCATCCATCGTGTTGTTGTAATAATCCACCTTCCAGAAGAACTCGTAGTTATCGACTTCCACTTTGCCGAAGTCGTGTTCCCCGTGTGGGTCGTTGCGCCAGTCGAAATCATCGAACTCGGACACGGCCTTGAACACACGTGCCTGAATATCATCGGGTAGTTCGTTCACACCGCATGTCGTCATGACCTTCCCTCCCCAGAAGGTTTGACGCAGGCGGTCGTTTAGTGCCGCGATCTTAGCGGCGTATTCTTTCGAGTCGATTGGTTGTGCCTGCATAGTTTTCTCCTTTGTTTACAGGTTGTTAATCCTATCATGGATAACAGCCTGGCAGGTGCAATCAATGCTCTTTTGCCAACTATTACAGGTGGTTATGACGCTCGCGCCGAAACCGAAACGCAAGGTACTCCCGAGGGGGTAGCCCACGGGTAACGCGGCAGCCCGCGACATCGCCAGCCATAAAACGAAACGAGCCATTTCGTTTCGTATTTCGTTTTTCAAACAGGAGTGAAGCCTATGAAAGTCGAGTTGTTCGACATCGAAAAGCTCGTGCCTTACGCACGCAATCCGAGGGTAACAGCACCCGCCGTCGATAAGGTGGCGGCCTCTATTAAGGAGTTCGGATTCCGCCAGCCTATCGTGGTGGATTCCGAAATGGTCATCATCGTTGGCCATGTGCGTTATCAGGCAGCGCAGAAACTGGGGCTGAAGAAAGTTCCGGTGCATGTGGCCGAAGGCATGACACCCGAGCAGGTGAAAGCGTATCGCATCGCCGATAACCGCACCGGTGAGGAAGCGCAGTGGGATAACGAACTGCTTGGGCTTGAAATCGGCGAACTGGAAAACCTGGATTTCGACAGTGCTTTGCTTGGGTTTGATGAAAGCGAGTTGCGGTTGCTGCATCAGGATGTAGCGGCCAGCTTGAGTGACGGCATCGAGAGCGGTGAGGATAAGCCAATCGAAGAAGCCGATACCAGGGCAACGATTGGGGCATACAACTTTATCATCCCCCGCGAGCAATATCTGGAATGGATTGAGGAACTGAAGCAGGACTGCGGCTTTGACAAAGAGAACGTCATCGCCGAGCTAAAGCGGAGGCTCGGCCTATGAAACTCATGGACATCACGGCGCTGAACCCATCCACCTATAACCCGCGCACCGCAGATCCTCGGCGGCTTGACCTGATCGAGCTTTCCTTGAAAAAACTGGGCTTCCTGCTGCCGATATATGCAACGCCTGACGGGGAAATCATCTCCGGCCACCAGCGCCACCATGTCGCAACGCGCATGGGCGTGCGCCAAGTGCCGGTATCTTTTACCCGTTCAATGGAGTTGCCTGAGCGCAAAGGCGTCAACGTGGCCTTCAACCGTGCCACCAATGATTTGAAGCCAAGCGATACGCCGGAGAATATCACCGAGGCATTAAGTCGAGTGGAGCTGGAAGAGCTGGCTGCCGCCGTGCCGGATAAAAAGCCCGATACACCGGAGTTCTATCCATGTCTTCGGGCGCAGTCCATGCCGGTTGCACCACTGCTGAAAGCCAACAAAGGCCGCTGGATTGAATACGCACGCAACATTTCCAAGTCGTTGTATCTCAAAGGCGTGGTGATGCCGATTGTGGCCACTAAGGATTTGAAGGTGGTCAACGGCATAGGTCGCCTGCAAATGCTGGCGGAGGAAAAGAAAAAGGACGTGTCGGTGGTGTTCGTCACTGAAGCGGAAGCGCGGCTGGCTGACGCCATGCTGAACCTGCTCTCAATGGATTTTGACATCCACAACCGTTACCGCGACCTGCTGCGCTACAACTCCTTCCGCCGGTTGCGCCGCATCCGCACGGAACTGGGGCGCGGTTTCATCTTCGCGATAGCCGGTGACATTGTGCCGAAACATTTTGATGTGCGGGAGCCAAAGAACCGTGACCGCTGGATTCACGAACACGGCAAGTCCATCCTGGATTTCGGAGCAGGTCATCTGCATGAAACCGACATTCTACGTTCCATCGGCGTGCGGGTGACACCGTTCGAGCCGTACCGCGTGAATGAGGCGGAAGAAATTGACAAAGCAGAATCGCTGCGGGTGGTGGATGAGTTCCTGGCGGATGTGGGTGATCGGAAGATTCCCTACACATCCATTTTCATCTCCAGTGTGCTGAACAGCGTTCCGTTTGAGGAAGACCGCAAGCATATTGCCTGCATCTGCGCGGCGCTCTGCTCACCGCACACCAAGCTCTACGCGGTAGCTTCCAGTGTGAACCACATCAATATCCGGCAGCTGCGCGGCTATAATTCGCTGAATGAGCGGCAGGCCGGTGGGCGGCTGTTCCTGCTTGAATATGAGCCAGGCATTACGCTGGGTGACATCAGTCATCAGCCCAAGGTGCAGAAGTATCATAATCAGCACGAATTCTATGGCCTGTTCAAAGAGTTCTTTCATGTCGTTCAGGTGGCGGAGAGTCAGGGCAACGTGGAAGCCATTTGTGCGAAACCCAAACCCATCGACTACAAAAAACTGAACGCAGCACTCGAGTTTGAATTCGACTTACCCTATCCTGATGGCAGCCGGATGGGACGTGTGATTGATGCCAAGCGTGCGTTCACCGAGCGAACGGGAATATTACTGTGATTATCTTGCTAGACCTTAACTTCACGCTGGTGGAGAACAGCGATCAGAAACTCCGGCCTTTCCAAAAGCAGATTGAGGCGGAGCGATACAGGGGCTGGCTGGTAGAACTGGTGAAACCCCACCATGTGATTCTGATGACGGCGCGGCCTGCGCTTCATGCCAGCGCCACGCTTGCCAGCATCAAAGCAAAAACCGGCTGGCAACCGCAGGAATCCTACTTCAACCGCTACGGCCTCGCACCGGCGCAAGCCAAAGAGCGCATGTTGCTGGAGCATGTGCTGCCCAAGCACGGCAAGGCCAGCTATCTGGCGATTGAAAGCAACCCGCGCACTCACAGCATGTATGACCGCTACAGCATCCGCTCGGTGAAAGTAGAGCCTGGCGATATGTGGCATAAATTACCCGAGTAAACCCATGCAAATACCGAGAGAATGGACGTTCGAGAACACTGCGGTGGCCTCGGGCTTCGATAGTCATGTCCGCGAGCAACTGCCCTGGTACGATCTGGTGACCGGCGCAATCGCACACATCGCACGCCATTACATACCCAAAGGCGGGCTGGTGTATGACATCGGCGCTTCCACCGGCAACATAGGCCGCGCCATTACTGAAACGCTGAAGGAGCGCAAAGCCAATCTGATAGGCATCGAGGAGAGCGCCGAAATGTGCGCCCTCTATGATGCGCCTGGCGAACTGCTGCAAATCAATGCGCTGGATTACCGCTTCCAACCGTATGACTTGGCGATCTGCTATCTGGTGCTGATGTTCCTGCCGGTAGAACGGCGTAAAGCGTTCATTGATGATTTACGCGCCTGTATCAAGCCAGGAGGTGCGCTGCTCATCGTCGATAAATGCGAAGCCTCCAGCGGCTATGAAGCAACGGTGTTCTGGCGGTTGACGCTTGCCGGAAAAGTCGCGGCAGGTGTGGATGCAGCCAGTGTTATTGCCAAGGAATTGAGTTTGTCCGGCGTGCAGCGTCCGCTTGATCCGACAATGTTAGGAGAAAACGCCAGCCTATGGTTTCGCTTCGGCGATTTCGCAGGCTGGATAATCACGAGATAACCCATGAGCGAACAGCCTCTCTACAAAGTCGGCACCATTGCCAGGCTGCTGAATGTCAGTGAGCGGCGCGTTCAGCAACTGGCGAAAGACGGCATTATCCCTAAGCCAAGCCACGGCAAGTATGACCTCATCCCGTGCGTACAGGCATATATCAAGTATCTCCAGAACTGCCTGAACACTGGCCATCATACCATTGATAGCCAGTTGGAACGCGCCCGTTTTCTGAGAGCCAAGGCCGATAAAACGGAAATGGAAGTCGGCTCACTGAAAGGCACGCTGATTCCGGCGGATACGATTGAAAAAATCTGGTGTGCAATGCTGGCCGCATTCAGGGCGAAGATGCTGGCGTTGCCGAGTAAAGCAACCCAGCTGATTGCGCCATGCAAAGATAGCCATGAAATACGGGAGGTACTGACGAGCCAGGTGCATGAGGCGTTAAGCGAGCTGGCACAGTATGAACCCGAACGATTTATCCCGACTGATACGCAGGTGCCTGACGGTACTCAAACCGCCGCCGAAGCTGACGGTGAGCCAGTGGGCGGACAGACACCGGAAACTAAGCTCGGAGGCAAGCGCCGAACCAGGAAGGTGGCGCACTGACCGCGCCCCGTATCAGCGGGGCATGATGGATGCGGTAAACGAACCAGGCGTGCGAGAGATTGTGTTCAAGACCTCCGCGCAGGTAGGCAAAACGGAAATCATTAACAACATCGTCGCGTATTTCGCTCACCAAGACCCCGCGCCGATGCTGATTATTCAGCCATCGCTGGATATGGCCGAAGCCTGGAGTAAAGACCGGCTTTCGCCGATGATACGCGACACGGATGTGCTGCATGACTTATTCGGCGATCCGCGCACTCGCGACAGTGGCAACACGCTGCTGCATAAGAAGTTCCCTGGCGGTCATGTTACGATGGCAGGCGCAAACAGCCCTTCATCGTTGGCCAGCCGTCCGGTGCGTATCGTGCTGCTGGATGAAGAAGATCGCTATCCCGCTTCGGCGGGAACGGAGGGTGACCCAGGAAGCCTTGCGGAAAAGCGCACAACTACTTTCTGGAATCGCCTGCTGGTGGTGGCCTCCACTCCCACCGTGAAAGGATTCAGCAAGATTGATTCACGGTATGAGCGCAGTGATCGGCGCAAATACTTCGTGCCTTGCCCACATTGCGACACCTATCAGACGCTGAAATGGGCAAATATCCGGTGGCAGGAGCGCAAAGCAGAAACCGCGCATTATGTGTGCGAGTCCTGCGGCTCTATTCTGACCGATGCGGATAAGCCTGCGATGCTG